ACGGCACGGCATCCACCACAACGACACACAAAACAACAAAACTACAGACAACACCTGCAGCCGCAACACATGGCACGGCATCTACCACTACAGTTCAGATAACAACAATATGTCTGGTAATACTTGTAATGGGAACACATGGCACGGCATCTACTTCAACGACTCACATAATAACAATATTACCGGGAATACCTGCAACGGGAACACATGGCACGGCATCCTCTTCGACAACTCACATAATAACAATATAACCGGGAATACTTGTAATGGGAACACACGGCACGGCATCTACCTCTACTGGTCAGATAACTGCAATATAACCGGGAATGTTTGTATTGGTAACGATGCGCATGATACAGGCACCTACGACGGCATCAGCCTTAGCGGTAGCTCAGATAACCTCATAGGAGTAAACACCTGCATGGATAACGATAGGTGGGGCATAATGGTAGACGCTGACAGCGACAAAAACAAGGTAACAAACAACAAAACAGATGGAAACACAAGCGGCAGCATCAGAGTGAACAACGCCAACTGCAATAACAACAGCATAGAGTTCAACACCGTGGAGGAGGGCGCACCCAGCGACGCTGGAACCCAGACCAGAGCATACGGAAACTACGACCCCAGCGCAAACGCGTTCGTCGGAGACGTAGGAGCAGCACCCTTCTAGGAGGTGAAAGCGAGAAATGAGCGTAATAGAAGAAGTACGAAGCAAATGTGAGGAGATACAGGCACAGGTAGAGTTCATCTACACGTTAGCTGGGAAGGCGCAAGACCCTAAGTGGGTGGAGAACGATCCTGGGTACACGCATATACTGGCAGTGTACACGGCTGCCAAGGGGAAGTTGGCGGATATAGTAGGTGAACTACCATAGATATATCACCCTTTAACGCTGAGGGGATAGAATGGTACAGAGTTAATAGAGAGATTCACTGATATAATATGGAAGAAGCGGGAAATGAGTGAAGAGTTTAATTTAATCACGTTTCACGAACTCGTAAAGAGTTTGAATACCTATCTTACCTCCCATGAGGGGGAGGAAAGAATAAACGAGGTAGTGTACTTTGACCTAGCAAAATGGAAGTCATGTACCTTCAAGAATTGCAGACTAATAGTTGAGTACGGGTGGCTAACCGCCACAGAATGTACCTTCATAAACTGCCGCGCTGAGGCTCTCCCCGGTAGCCCCGCTGCAGCTATATTGAAACTAGATAAACTATTTAGAGGCGAATACAAGACTGAAATTGATACAAAAGGATCAGACCTCGAAGAGTGGAAATGATAACCTGTTGGGCTGCAAGAAATAGAATGGTACCTTATAAAAACTTTTAACCATTCATAAACAATACAATAAACATGAGTCTACCAGCGGGGCAAAGAAACTGGATATGTTGCCCATACTGTGGCGAAATAGAGGATATCTGGCGACAAGGAAAAGCAGGTGTACCAGAATCAAGGTACGGATCAAGGACACGAAGCCCTGACAGTAACACCTTCAAATGTAACTTCTGTGGTAGAATGTTTGTAAGTGATGGAGCATCAAGGAGAGAAGTAATGGGCTATAATACTTCAGGTAGGGATGTGACAGCATTTGACTAGGTGCGTATGCGGAAACCCAATATTCGGGCAAGACTGCCCCCACTGTCCACCAGTAAAATACGTTAACTGTCCTAAATGCGGTAGGCTCGTAGCTGTAATAAACGAGGCGAAGAAACATGAGCTTAATGCAATCCCTAAATAATTTCCTATTCGGAGAGAAGGTTATCGTAGCAGACTCAGGTAGAGGCTTATGGGCTAACCAAACCACAGTAAAACACTTTAAACCAGAGCAACTAGCAGACTACTTTCACGCATACAAGGACTATGACCTTATCAGAGCACCAGTTGACGACCTTGTTGAACAAGCTGTCGGAATGGGATTCCACACGGTGGCGGAAGTTGATGAAGAGGAAAAAGATGACGAGAACAACCCGAAAGTAAGAGCTAAAAAAGTTATAGATGATTTTAACAAGTACTTTAACGTAGATGATTTACTAGGCAACATCACGAGGATCACACTAATAGCTGGATTCTGCCCAGTAGAAACAGTGCTAACCAAAAACCTTGAAAAAAGTAGCTTAATGATAATCCACCCTGAAACAGTAGACCCAGCACAGGACAAAGGGATCGAGTGGAGTAAAGGTCAAGTAATTAAACTACACCAAAAAGTTGGAAGTATAGAGAACAGCATTAACGGAGATAAACTAGCATGGTTTAACTACGGGCAGATAGGAAACGACCCAAGAGGAACCAGCTACGTAAGAGGAATGATACACCTCCTCAATACTATCAACGATGCTACAGCGGACATAGACAGGATACTTAAACGGTACGTTGGGCCTCAGGCGATATGGAAAACAAGGCGGAGTATAGATAATATTAAGCAGGCGGTACAGGATAAACAGCCTGGACAGGACTTATTCCTCGGCAACCTTAACCCTGATGAGCTTGAGAACCCTGACTTCCCTAAGATTGTTGAGATTAACCCTAATGTTCCCTTCTGGCAGTGGATAGAGTACCTTGATAGACGTATATTCGCTTACAGCCGAGCATGTAATATCTGGTACTTCAAAGACGCTACCGTTGCTAGCAGTAAGGAGATGGAGGATATTGTCCAGCGTCACGTAATGAACATCCAGAGAGGGCTCAGGAGAAGCATGGAGCGTGACTGGTTTATCCCACTACTAGAGGTTAACGGGTTAAGTAAAGATGATCTTCCTAAGATACAGTTCGGCATAGAGACCACTGGCGTAGAGGACTTAGAGCCAAGCACGATAATAATGAAAGGACTAGACTACGGGTACCTTGACAGCAAACAGTTTTACAGTATACTACGCCAGATGGGGATAAGTGTAGCTGAACGTGAAGAACCCAGACAACAACAATTACCTGAAGAAGATGAGGAAGAGGAAAAACCAGAGGATATTGAAAAAGAGTTAGAGTTCATGCGTGAAATGAATTATCGTAATAAAATATATGATCTAACACAAATGGTAATCTTAACATCTAATGAAATGAAAATAAATAGTATAATCTACCATGATCTACTTGAAAAATACTCAACCAAACATGACTTAGATACTAATAAACTTAAAACATCGGTTGACCAGAGATTAGCGTTTCTAGGTTTCGATATATTATCAGAGGAAGATATCGTAAAAGGTGAGATACCTGAAAGTGGATTCTTTATGGAGAGATTACCAGCTGTACGTGACAGACCAGAAAACGCTATCTACGATATAGCTGTACTGATGAGGTTTCACAGCGTAGATAACAGGGTAGATAAAGCAACATTAGATGATATCTCAAAGAAATACTGTAGAAGGTACGGAGTGGAAGATGTTGAAAAGGTGATAACCAGAGTCAGTGCCTTACTGGAACTTGAAGGATATGTTATAGAGGATATGGCTCCTCAGCATGTGAAGGATGCTATAGATGGTTAGGTTATCTATCCCTGAGCATCTCCCCCGACAGGATGAGCAGAGGCTAAGCATGGACCTGCTTTCCATCGCTAACAGGTATAGGCGTAGAGAGATAACTAAACGAGTAACCAGACAACTAGGTGAAGACACCCTACGTAAACACTATGAAAGAATAACCCTCAGAATAGAACGCTACCTCGGAACCAGAGGAGTAAACACCAGAATAGACCAGCAGGAGACACTAAACCAAGCAATACGGGAGTGGAACAACATAGTTGATGACCTGTCAAGACTATAGAATAACGGAGAGAAAAAAGAAGAAAAAAGACTACTGGAAAACACCAGAAGGCATAGAGCAACGAATCAAACTCCTAGCGTCAAACACAGTCTACAGAATATACAATAATGCCGTAAAAGTAATAGCGGGAGACATCCTCAAAGCAAAGTGGCTAATCTGGGTAACAAAAGGAGACGACAGAGTATGCCCCATCTGCGCCCCACTACACGGAAGAAAATACAAGCCATACTGGTTCATGCCCCAGATGCCAGTTCACCCAAATTGTAGATGTATGTGGACTGTAGAATATGAATAATCGTTAAATAGATATAAAATATATCACATATAAGAGAGAGTGGAGATGCCTAAAAAATACTATGACGGATTCGGCAACGATGTAACCCACTACGTACAAACCCTAGAGGAACGAACAAGCAAACAAGGAAACAGGCTCATCGAACTAGAGTTAGAGGTAAAAGCTCTCACTAAAAAGCTAAAGGAGAAAAAGAAAAAAGATGCCTAGAGAAAAAGGCGATTTTGGTCGAAGCGGGCTACCTGATAAAGCTAAGGGAAAAGCAACAGACTTCCCACCAATAGTAGACCGTGACCCAGAGCTAAAGACAACCAGAGGTAAAACAACCAACCCTGCGAGTGAAGAAGATTCTCCTATGAG